AATTTAATCAGAAATGAGACCATTATTATTCGATTTAAGACATATGTGTGATCAGACTCATTCCATATGTCTTTTTGAAATAATATAAAATTGTTAAATTTTATGATTATAAATTGTTAAATTATGTGATTTTTGTATTAATTTAACAATTTCATATGAGTTGTGGTATGATTAATACATTGATCAGTTTTGTTTATCTTTTCCCAAAAAGTATAAATGAATAAATAATTATGAATTATTTTATTTTATCATAAAATAAACCATAAATAACATAGCATAGGTTTTCCCAAAAAAGGAAACTGAAAGTATTTATAATTAATAATATAATGTAATGTATTCATAATGGTACATATTTGCCCAATATGCCAGAAGTCTTTCACACAATTAGGCAATATGAAACGACACATGAATAATCTTCATTCGACTGATCATATTCATATAGTGAAGAAAAATTTTGTGTGTCCAAATTGTCAAACATCCTTTACACGCAAAGACAATATGAAACAACATATAGAGAAATTTCACAAAAATGCTAATGAAAAATTATCGAGTGATCCAACATATCAAACATTAGTCTCAAAAATTAACAAATTAACAGAAAACAATGAAACTTTGAAATCTGAATTGAAACAACGTGATGAAATTCTTAAATCAGAATTAAAAGAACAAATTAGACAAGAATTGCAAAACATACCCACTAATAATATTACCAACAACCAAATTTTGAATATAGTTTGTGTCACAAATCATGATAATTATTTGGACATTGTAAAATATGTTATGGAGTGCCATATATGTCGTAAACTTTTCAAATCAGCACGAGGGTATGCACATCATAATGATTTCAAAATATTTCAGACCATCTGAAATATTGTGACAAAATTGCCACAATATTCAATCATAAATCCAATTATAACACTAAATCTTTTTTTATGAGTTCAGAAAAGATTATTACATAAAGTATCCATTGTTACGAATTTACAACAAAATATTGTTTAAATATCTTTTATCTTAGAAATTGTTAAATTATGTGTCATCGTTGATGACACAATGTTAAATTTATAACTTAAAAATTTTTATTTTATTCATATCACAATACGTTAATTACAACATATGTGTCATATGTCTTATCATTAAATAATTTGTTAAATTCATATCGATCACAATACAACAGAATTTATACCAATCCTTGGCGATCGCCAAGGAATGAGTTTTTGACAAATAAACATTTGTTCCATTTTCTGACATGAAATGAATATTATTACCTATTTGATCAATCATTTTCTAATAAAACATGGATTTCTTGTTAGCATAAATAAATTTACTTAATAAGATGTGTGAAAATTACTTAATTGAAAAGTAAATTTACTTAATAAGATGTATGAAATTACTTAATAATCCATCTGAAAAATACTTAATAAATCGAGGGGGGGGGAGAAAATTTCTGGGATCTGAAACTTTTATAATTTTATTTTTATTTTTCAATTTTGAAATTTATTTTTCATGGAATTTATCATGTCTAAAATTCTCTCCCTTCCCCTCGATTTATTAAGTATTTTTCAGATGGATTATTAAGTAATTTTCATACATCTTATTAAGTAAATTTACTTTTTAATTAAGCGATTTTCACACATATTATTAAGTAAATTTATTTTTCAATCAAAGAATTTTCACACTTATTAAGTAAATTTACTTTTTAATTAAGCGATTTTCACACATATTATTAAGTAAATTTACTTTTCAATCAAAGAATTTTCATACATCTTATTAAGTAAATTTACTTTTCAATCAAAGAATTTTCATACATCTTATTAAGTAAATTTACTTTTTAATTAAGCGATTTTCACACATATTATTAAGTAATTTTCATATGATGTATTAATTGATTTCACACAATTTATGTAGTAAATTGTGTATTATTAAGTAAATTTACATCATTGGTAAGTAATTTTCACACACTCGATAATTTATTAAGTAAATTTCCGTTTATATAAACGGAAATTTACTTAATAAATTATCGAGTAATATTATTAATGCATACATATCTATGAACCAGTGTCCCATATGTTTAAAACAATTGAGTTCGAAAAAATCATATGATTATCATATCTCCCACAAAGTGTGTCAAAATAGAAGACAGTACATATGTTACCAATGTCACACAGAGTTTAGTTCTAAACAAGTACTTGACTATCACATACAAAAATCAGTTTGTCAAAGGAAACCCAAGATAATCTTGAAGGTCAAAGATTATGAGAGCATGACTAAACAGCAACTATTGAGTGAAATTAATCAACTTAAAGGTGAAAATAAAGCATTGAAAGAAAATCCACAAACCATCAGCAATAACCAAATTAATATTGTGGTTCCTCCAGCTTTTCTGGAAATTGATAATTATGAAATATTATCAAAGAAATTACCTCACCTATTACATGAGGCATTATCACATCATCCCAATAATTTTATTTCATATTTGATTAAAGAAACCAATTGCAATCCGCAACGCCCCATTTATAACAGTATCAAACTGACAAGTCACAAAAGCCCATTGGTGCAAGTATCAGATGGAGATCAATATGTCTATGCTTCCAAAAAGAAAACAATTGATGAATTAATCCAAAATAAAAAAGATATTTTACAGGAATATGTGGACCAAAATGGAGAAAAATATGGGAAAAAAATTTTGAGTCGATATGAAACATATCTGAAAACATTGGATGTTGATAAAAATAGTCAGAAGGAACTCGAGATTGATATCATTATTATGTTATTAAATATGTCAAAAGTTATCGGATTGGATGATTGGTCACGAAAATTGCTCAATGACTTGAAGTCATTCGATGATAGTCCAAAAATCAATTAATATATGTCTCACCCATATAATCTGATAATGTTTGAGATATGAAGACAAATTTAGAGTCATGTATAATTTTTATATCATAAAATTTCAATGTTTTATGACATGGATAATTTTATCAGATAATTGATCATTTTCTGAAAATTTTAATTTCATTGTACATCTCCAATAAAGTCACACAGAAGGATATTCGATTCAATCAAGAAAATCAACAAAGATTGATAAATCTCAATGGAAATTTCACAAATCTCTATCAATATCCTACCGTGTGAAATATTTTGGTTAATGGTTGAAACGACTACAAGTTTAATCAGGTATCCGTAATGATTGGGATAAAACTGTTCTTGTACATTACATTATGTGATATGATTGCTCATTTTAATTTTCCAAAATATCTCTGATACACATCAGAACATGTATCATGTACCCTTTTATCAAATTGTTAACGAAATAAATGTAAAACAGTCATTAATCCATATAATGACCTACGACAAATGGGCAGTCGAATTGTCGCATACTTGATAACTGATACAAACAATCATGACAAAATTGATGCCTACGAGCATAATCTAACATTGGATCAAAACCACCATAAGAATCCAATAAATCATGGCAGTAATCTAAATTAAGTAGACTTTCGGGTGTTTCTAAGCAAACCGGACACACATCACATAGTGGATTAGTCCATCCACCATTAATGTGAGTATGTAATCCATACTCATTTGACGCCCCAGAAAATCTAAGTCCTTTTTTAAATGTTTGTAACATATTGATTTGACCTGTTCGATAGGTCTGGAACGGATCAAATAAAATTCAGTAGTATTATTAACATACTCTTCAGTGACACTTTGTTTGACTATTAATTGAAGGTCTGACGAGTTAAAATATTGTTTTAATTTCCTTAGTAATAATACTTGAAATTCGAACGGTACGATAGTTTCAATTTGATACACCTTTTCTGGTCGTTGTGTCAATTGGTTATAAACTTGGAACATTTGTTGGAAGTTAAAATTAAATTTGTACCAGTCATCACGGTGAGAGTTAATCGGTAAATTTAGGATTTTCCTAACATTTTCACGATACACAGAATGACATCGCCGCCATTCCGTGTCATTATCATTACAATTGTCATAAATAATACCATTACGATAACTATAAAACTTGTTGAGAAGATGTTTAATTCTTTGAGTTTGTCGTAATAATTGGGGGGTAATATTTGATTAAAATTATATTTCAGTCGCAAAATAATTTTAGTATTAGACATTATTAATTGTGAATGTATCACACCAATAAAAATCTTTCAATTTCCATGATCTATCTTAAAAATTTTAATGACGATTAAAATGAAATTAGTCAAGTTGTAATTGGTCCAATGATGCAGTTTCGCATCACATGATTTATTGAGATCCATAAATTGATATCAATGGAAATGAGAAATATTGAATTGAAATTTATTTGTTTATAACAAAAAGGAGTACACCATTCTCACATAATAAACAAAATTAAATTGTCTGTATGTTTGTCAAAATCTTTGTATATTACGTGAGACTGGTATATATCAAGTACAGTCCGGTCATTATTACAATTTTTATACACATTAAAATTGAATCAGTGTTTCCACAATTTTCAATGATAAATGTAACAAATGTCATCAATCAGGAACAAATCTAAACTTATTAAAAAAACAGTTACAGTTGCTGTGAGACGAATCAATAAAATACCATCATCCACTGATGAGATTAATTATCAATCTAATGACAAATATACACATAAAGTGACATCTGTTGAAAAATCTGTTTATTTTTGGAAAATAAATTTTGAAAAACAACTCGCAAAACAAGATCCAGTGTCACAATTCCTAGTGACAAGAGGGTTGACTGGTCATTCATCACCCACATTAGATTCCGCGATATTATTTCCACATGAAAAATTACTATTAACAACAGGTGATTGTTACAATGCATTCATGAAGATGGATATCGATGAAGAATCAACTGAAATTAACATTCCTCCAGAACAACAGGCAATACCAGATCAAGATTTGGGGAACTGGCTAAATCAACAATTAGTAAACAGTTTCATAAATCCTGAGAATTTGGGTTTATATGGATCACTAGTAAGTAAAACATTGTGTGATGTGTATAAATATTCACCAAATTGTGACGCAATCAATTCTTTACATACAAATACAATACAGTTCATACAACTAACACAACAACAATGTAAGGAAGGAAAACAAATTAAAGAAAGTCGCTGGAATGAGGAACAGTGTAAAAATCCCGACACAATATGTTTCGATGGGTGTCTTTTACCAGATTTGAAAATTGAGACAACAGACATATGTATTCTTCATGGAAATACATGTGGGTTATGTGCAGTGAAACGTGTTGGCTCATCTAATAATGGTTCATTGTGTTATGTTGTTGGACAGACGATCGTTTCCGGAAGAGTGTTTCTTGATAAGAAACCAGAATATCTCACATTTATATCAAATAAATGTGGAAAAGAGATCACTGATGTCAGTACATTTTACATTGTACTACTTGATGAAAAACACGCAAATAAGTCACTATTTGACAGATTGACCACTTTTCAAAGACATTTATTTATGTCTCTCCTTGAAACATTCAAAGAAATGAAATTAAATCTCAAAGTACAAATCATTGATTTTAGGAAGTAATTCGGTTCAGAAACAATGAAATATTCAGTCTTCTTTTAGAAGACCATACGTTAATTACTAAACCCATAAAATTACAAAATATCTCATGTATTTGATGGCAATAATCCCATAAGTCTCCCTATGCACCCATTACCTCAAAGTACCCTATAATCACCATTGTTAGCCGAAATACCCTCATCCAGATCAACACCGAAGGACAATAGTTAATAAAAGGTATTTCGGCTAACAATGGTGACTATGAGACATTTGAGGTTATTTGGGTGAAATCAGGAACTCATTAACTGAATCTATGAATTATTAAAAATCACATTATCACCTTTTTAGCCATAGTTTCACGAAGTTATAAAATGCCAAATTTAATTCAAATTTGGCATTTTATAGGGAAACGGGACGATTTGTCAAATCACATTAATTTAGATGATATTTATTCGAAATAATAACGGTGTCTGTTTTCAATTTTCCATGATTTATCTTAAAATTTTTGATAGAGATTCAAGGAAATTAGTTGGATTGTTTACAAATATATTGATTAATTTTTGGTAGTATGACCCTAAATTTGCCTAGAATTTTTCGACCCAAATTGAATCAAATTTGACCATTTCAAAGAATAGTTCATCGAGGTGATATTTGATCAAATAAACACATAAAGATAACAGATTTATTTATTTTTCTTTTGTGATGTTGGTGTGGTACGCATATCACGATGGCCGTCATTATTGGTAAATTGAGGGTATTTATACCGTTTATCACCTGTTCCATCATTCTTGATGGGCATTTGAAAATCAGTTGTTCTATTTGTTGATACACCCATGAGTGTTTTCCTTTGTGGCATTTGATAATTGTATTAGTGTAATTGTAATAATAATGATCAACAATTTATGAATCAATTTTTAGTTGGTATGTTGGTTTCTCCAGCATACTCACACGTATACTCATCAGTGAGCCCATATATAAATATACATTAGTTTATTGGGAAATTTGATCAGTTAATTAATCAACTGATTACAACAATCTTGGAGAAATAACATTCTTTTTACTTGATTTATCTTTGGACCTCTAAAATTGTGAAATTATAAATTATCATAAACATGGTTAAGATATGATAGACATAGTGATGGATTGGATACATACATATCTAATTCAAACTATGTTCCAGTCTAAAGTAATTTCATCAATGACAATGTATTACAAGTGCACTAACTAAACAATATGGTACACCAATTAATGATGTACTTAATAGTTTTATGTCAGATCTAAGTACTGTTGAGTGTGTGATCAGTCAATGTTTTAATAGTGCTGGTTATTTAGTCATGATGAAAGAATTCCTCCGTAATAAGCATACCTATAATGATTTTCACAATAAAAAAAATATGAATGTACTATGAGAATCACAAAGGATAAAATTAATGGTATCAGATACTCACTCGGTACAATCTATAAATATATATATATATTTAATCAAGAATTACCAGGTTATCATACTGCTGTTGGTGATACGATTGCATGTGCCAAGATCTATTTCAAAATAAAATACAATTTAGACACAATTGACGATAATAGACAATATGAACATCCTATAATTAAATCTGTAACTTATACAGATACTGACAACGATGATGGGTTTTTTTGATGAAATCCCATGTCTGTATTGTGGTAATGATGACCATTCTGCAACACACTGTGAAGCATATACGAGCAGCGTGGATGATTGATAATATCAGCAAAGATGTGATTATTAACGATAAATGTTAAATATTACATATTAATTTAATAAAATTAGGATGATTCATTGTGTCAGTAATATATTGTAAATTATTGACCGAATCAACGATAGGCATAACAAAATTCCATCAAACCATAATCACCATTGGCATATATTGTGGGATACATATGAGTTATCATTTTTTCAAAAATGATTCACGATTTGTTGTATATTTTGTTATGAAAAACAAATATGCAAACCGATAACACTTCTCAAAATCCAGCAGGCGACAAATTTTCTGAAATTTGGGACGGCTTTAAGAAATCGAGTAAACCCAATACAATTCAACTCATTTTGGAGCAAATCTACCAATTGACAGAAGAAGAACCTGACTTAGCAGAGCACGGCAAGATTCAGAGTGTAATCGATGTACTTTTCTCGTGGGAAAATACAGATGGTTTATCAGATTTAAAATGTTCTAAGTTTACACCATCCGGTACAAATTACATTGATCACCTGAGTCCTATAAATAAAAAGATGTTCGAAATGTTGGGTAAATTATTGAAAAATTATCGAATGATCCAACATATCAAACATTAGTCTCAAAATTTACCAAATTAACGGAAAACAATGAAACTTTGAAATCTGAATTGAAACAACGTGATGAAATTCTCAAATCAGAATTAAAAGAACAAATTAGACAAGAATTGCAAAACATACCCACTAATAATATTACCAACAACCAAATTTCGAATATAGTTTGTGTCACAAATCATGATAATTATTTGGACATGTTGACTAATCAGATGGGTGATTTTAATCAAGCGATTAAATACATTAAAAATTGTGCCCTCTCTGACTTAGCGGGTGACTGTAAATTAATTGAGAAAATTTACACCAACCAAAACCATGAGTTATCTTTTACGATCAATCCAAAACATTCACAAATTACCTTTCATAATGAACAATGCGCAACGATAACAGAATCTAAGTTAGTATTTGGTCGGAAATTAGCCAATAATTTACAAAACAGTTATCTCAAAGGCATTAATTATCTGATTAATGATTCGTTAAACCAAAAGCGTGATCCTCATCAATTATTAGCTGATTATGACTTATTGACGTGGAATCAACATATTTATCAATTATCGGACCACCATCATCAACGTAAACTACTCAATCAACTCCACTTACCAATCACCGTTTGAATTCATCAAAATTGTTAAATTAAGTGGGGATTTCTAACTGTCAGTTTGGGTTTAATTCTGAAAAAATCCATCAAGATTATAATTTTCAAAAATATAACACTCATGTTTAATATGATACATGAAGTCGTCAGTTTCGCGTAAATGTTTACCACAATGACCACAACTACGCCCAGGATGTTGTTGTGGTTTTTTGTAATGAATTGCACATTCATTACGATTTGGTAATTTTGCCCGCAAACACCAAAATACACTACATTGGTGATTAATTTTATGAAATATATCTGCCACTGAACGATAATAATGACCCAAATGGTTTCCGCGACGGGTTTGTTTATTCAAATATCTTAATCGTTCTTTTTCACTCCAATAATCATCCAACATATCACCAATATCTCGCCGACAAATTGGACAAGGATATGGGGTGTCATGCATCCAGTCACCATATTCGTTTTCAAATTGTCTCATTAAATGATTGAGACAATTTGGACAAAATGAATGTCGACATTCAATATTACAATGTTTATGACCATATCCAGGCAAATATTTTTCCGGACAATGATGTAAACGAACACTATCGAGTATCTTTGGAATATCTAAACAAATCGGACATACCTCACCCAGGTCATTTCGCATACCAATTGATTCACCAGTTAGATCATCAATAGATTGTTTTAACTCTTGTGTTAATTCTTCAAACTCATCAATTGTACAGTTAAAGTATGTATGGTACTTTTGGCAGGTCTGATCCATATTATTTACAAGTGTGAAATCCGAATTAGATTTCAATTCAAAATGAATCAAATTTACCACTTCAAATAATATTTTATTTGGTTATCATATTAAGATAACCGATCCGGTTATCTTTAAATTATCCATACTACATTGTTGTTAAATATTTTCAGGATTATCATAGGACAAATTCGGATAACCTTATTGTAATTGACACATTAAAACAGATCAAGTAATACAAAAATTTCAAAGTAAATTTACTTTGAAACCGGAACAAAGTTTGAATAGTTCAAATTTATCAATACTTCTAAAAATTGTTAAATTATGTATTATCATAAACACGGTTGTGATAGTACATAATTTTAACAATTTATTTTTCTGTCATACCTTGACACCTTACTTAATACATATGACTCAATGAGAATGATATATCATCGGTTAACTTGTCTCATCTCTTTTATTAATGGAGAATTTGATGGGGTTATTGACACGTCGTTTCTTTTTTGATTCTTCTAATATTAGTTTGATATGATATTCATAAGCATGATCAATCCATTTACAATAAGGAATCAATCCTAAATAAAATTCGGATATGAATGCAGTATCATACATTCCCTCAGTGACATCTTGAGCATATGACAAGTAATTTTTATCATCAGCCAAATGTTTATTAAATTGATTGAATATATCAATCCAATTGTTAACAACAGCTTCGGGATTATTGTCACAGGAATCGGTGACTATACTCAAATATTGACTATTAGAAAATTTATTTTCGAAATCGATTTGTCTGAGATTGGGTCTTTTGGCAGACTTTGCAGAAATGGAAATAAATTTGGAGAACTGATCATTATCAACCATAAATTTATTCCAGAGTGCCTCAGTAATGGTTTTAATTGGATCATCAGTGTACATTTTACTAATTGGTTGATTATTTTTAGCCATAACAACGAATCTTTCACGTAGTTTCTCGTGTGAAGATTTAATATAATTGATGTCAATAGTTTGGTCAGTCATAGCAAAATCGGCAGGTAGTTCCTTAAATAAGCGAAGTAAACAACTGACACGGTGTTGTCCATCAAGCAATGATTCATTGCCATTACACTTTGAACAAGAACAATGTCCAATAGTGATTTGTGTACGCATGAGCGAGAAATATCCATTTTTAGTGTAAAATTTTTTTTGCTGTTCATACAATGATTGAACATACTCTTCTATAAGAGGTCGTTGTCCAGGCATTTTAAATTTGGACAATCCACCTCTATCCTCGATTTTTGAGAGAAATAAGTATCCAGGTATAATATATTTGGATTCTGGACCACAAACGTCAATCGGTGAATATTCTGAGAGTAATTTACTGAGAGACATGAATCAATGACATTGATAACCAAAATCAATCTGAAACCGAGATTCAATTTTTCATTGACTGAAGTCAACGAGTCAGATACACCAAAATATTATTGAAAAAAATGTGAAATAATCAGAAATTAATGGTGAATAAATTTTGTGAATAATTTTCAACAATTAACAAAACTGCCGCCAAATTTGCCACATAATTCCCTATCTAAAACCCACCAATTATATTTCATAATATATATATAATTAAAGAACCAATTGTAACCCTTATATACAACTCTATAACAGTATTAAAATTACCGATAAAATTACATTTATCCAAGTCTCTGATGGCAAGAAATTTACCCAATTAAGATCACAAATAAGTGAAACTTTCGACACTTACGGCCATGATCAGGTGAGTTTTTCCCTAATCTAACTGATATACACACCGATTTGATGGTCATTGTATCTGCTGTCCTCTGAACATATCTGGTCAGAAATGTTGAATGTCTGTCAATTGACAGACATTCAACAGATATATAGATACATTTAATGCAGAAGCACAAATAGACACTGTATGTTGTTCAAAAAAATTGAATTGTAATTGATGTCTCCATTTTGTGTTAATTTCAGATCCAACAGAGATGGATATTACTATCTGGTACAGGAACTGTCAAGATGTTGATGGAATCATCTACGAACATCTCGAAGAGTTTGGTAACGTAGAATACATACTACAGCAAATCAGACAACAACCTGAAAATCCCCTCAATATCTGTTTGTTATCTAAATTGCTTTCATGTGGACCATCTGACCAGAAACAAGCGATCGAACACACAATTAGATTTTGTATGTACCATCCGTTGATACATACAGGGTACCCTGATGCGCTCTATGGTATGGCTGGTCTATATGATACAGAGCATGACATACCAAAAGCCATAGAATTGTACCAGCAGGCAATTGATAAGGGTCATGTGAACTCAATGGTTCAGTTGGCTATTATTTATGAAGACAATAAAAAGTATCAAAATCTTCCCAAAGCTATTGAATTATATCAGCAGGCAGTTGATAAGGGTCATGTGGACTCAATGTATTATTTGGCAGGTATTTACAAAAACAACATAGAATATCAGAATCTCCCCACAGCCATTGAACTGTTGAAACATGCAATTGATAAGGGTCATGTGGACTCAATGTATTATTTGGCAGGTATTTACAAAAACAATATAGAATATCAAAATCTCCCCAAAGCCATTGAACTGTTGAAACAGGCAGTTGATAAGGGTCATGTGGACTCAATGTATTATTTGGCTATTATTTATGAAGACAATAAAAAGTATCAAAATCTTCCCAAAGCTATTGAATTATATCAGCAGGCAGTTGATAAGGGACATGTGGACTCAATGTATTATTTGGCTGCTATTTATAAAGACAATGAAGAGTATCGAAATCTTCCTAAAGCAATTGAACTGTTGAATCAGGCAGTTGATAAGGGTCATGTGGACTCAATGTGTTATTTGGCAGGTATTTACGAAAACGACATAGAATATCAAAATCTCCCCAAAGCCATTGAATTGTTGAAACAGGCAGTTGATAAGGGTCATGTGGACTCAATGTATTATTTGGCTGTTATTTATGAAGACAATAAAAAATATCAAAATCTTCCCAAAGCTATTGAATTATATCAGCAGGCAGTTGATAAGGGTCATGTGGACTCAATGTATTATTTGGCTGCTATTTATAAAGACAATGAAGAGTATCAAAATCTTCCTAAAACAATTGAATTGTACCAGCAGGCAGTTGATAAGGGTCATGTAGACTCAATGTATTATTTGGCTGCTATTTATAAAGACAATAAAAAGTTTCAAAATCTTCCCAAAGCCATTGAATTATATGTACGATGTTTGGAACATGGTGATGGTCGCGCACAATCTCGCTTGTGTGAGATCAGTTTTTATCATTCAGATGATATGATACAGATGGTAATTGATTTACGAAATGAGAAAAATATCCTATCTGGTGAACTTGAGAAGAGTCAAAAATACATCACTGAATTGGAGTATAGTCCTGATGGACCGGGATACCTGAAAGCAAAAGCCGAATGGGATTCCCTTATTAGGGAAAATATGTAATTTTTGGTCAGATTAGTAATAAACCATAATATATTCACCTCGTTAAAATCACAATATCTTGAAAATGTCATGATCCCATTATGTATCTCATAGTATGAGATAATGATCGGTCATTGCAATTTTCGCATTTTAATTTTCCAAAAGTATCTTTGATACACATCTGAATGTGTATGTCCACCCGTTTGATCAGTATAGATACCTGAATGCGCATGCTGATCCCTCTGATCAAATTGTTGATGAAACAAATGTAAGACAGTCATTAATCCATATAATGACCTACGACAGATGGGGCAATTAAATTGCCGCATACTCGCTAACTGACACAAACAATCGTGGCAAAATTGATGCTTACATGCATAATCTAACATTGGATCAAAACCACCATATGATTTATCTAATATATCATGACAGTATTCCAAATTGAGTAGCCGTTCAGGTGTTTCCAAGCAAACCGGACACACATCACATTGTGGATTAGTCCATCCACCATTAGTGTGAGTGTAATCCATACTCATTTGACGCTCCAGAAAATCTAAGTCCTTTTTTAAATGTTTGTGACATATTGATTTAACCTGTTCAATAGGTCTGGAACGGATCAAATAAAATTCAGTAGTGTCATTAACATACTCTTCAGTGACACTTTGTTTGGCTATTAATTGAAGGTCTGACAAGTTAAAATATTGTTTTAATTTCCTTAGTAGTAATACTTGAAATTCGAACGGTACGATAGTTTCAATTTGATACACCTTTTCTGGTCGTTGTGTTAATTGGTTGTAAACTTGGAACATTTGTTGGAAGTTAAAATTAAATTTGTACCAGTCATCGCGGCGAGAGTTAATTGGTAAATTTAGGATTTTCCTAACATTTTCGCGATACACAGAATGACATCGTCGCCATTCCGTGTCATTATCATTACAATTGTCATAAATAATACCATTGCGATGACTATAGAATTTATTGAGCAAATGTTTAATTTTACGAGTTTGTCGTAATAATTGTGACAACACTTGATTAAAATTATATTTCGGTCGTAAAATAATTTTAATTTTAGTGAGGGACATTATCGTGATAATATTGTGTCTCACTCATTCAGAATTAAAATTCAATTTTAGTGGATCGTTGATTGGTTCATAATGGGAAATATATTACAAAGTATATTAGTAAATAATCATATATTAACTAATTCGGTTAGTTTTTCTTTTGTGAGGTTAATGTGGTACGCATATCACGATGTCCGTCCCCATTGGTAAACTGGGGATATTTATAACGCTTATCACTTGTTCCGTCATTTTTGACGGGCATTCTCAAATCAGTCGTTCTGTTTGTTGATACACCTACAAGTGTTTTCTTTTGTGGCATTTGATAACTATGTTATTAGAAGTAATAATAAATGTAAAAATTATGAATCAATTTTTTAGTAGTGACGTCAGAGAAACTATCCAACTCATTTTACTCGTCTGTGTATCCATCAATACATATACATTAATTTATCGAAAATTTTGATTAATTAATTGATCATCTGATTACAACAATCTCACAGTATATTATGAATTTATTAAAAGGAAAGAAAATTCTCATATTTGATACAGAAACAACAGGACTTCCAGACAGGATTGGATGGGATAAATATTATGATTATCGCCAAACAAAACACTATGAAAATGCCAGATTGATTGAAATTAGTTGGTATTACAGTGACTGTTTCTTGGGTAATTATAATGAGAATGATATTTCAACACACTTAGTAAAACCCAAATTTAAGCAGGTTAAATGGCCACCATTTGATGACAAACATCAAATATCATATGAGGAAGCATGTCAAGGGTGCCACTTATCAGAAATTATGACCAAACATGGTTTTCGCGCGCACTTATACAACACAGATTACTTAGTTGGTCACAATCTCAAGTTTGATTATCAAATATTATCGTCGGAATTAAGCCGCATTAAAGGATCCAACAAAATTTTGGAGAAGTTAGATTATCTAATGGTGCAGAATAAATATTTCGACACGCAACAATATGGTGAGAAATTGTGTAAATTACCGTGTTCCAATCCATATCATTATAAAACGCCTTCATTGAAAGAATTATATTTTCATCTATATGAAAAATATCCACAAAGAAGTCATCGTGCCAAAGATGATGTTATCACTGTTTTAGAATGTATCAAAAATTTGTAAATGATCATTTTTTGATACATATTTGTATTTTTGGATTATACTGATTTGATAATAATTTCAAAAAATTAAGTAAATGACTTTCATTGAGTCGTTCGGCATTATACACATACAGTTTATTTTCCATCATATCCAAAATTACTAATTTTTTGATATTTGTTTCAAAATGTGGATTGAAATGTATCATTGACATATAACCAATCAGTTGTAACACATTTGACACATGATCTAACTTTTTGACACATTTAATATCAATCAAACTTTCGTCTGCAATAATGTCACAATCCGATGGTATTATCTCTGATATGACACCAAGTTGACAACCCAGTGTTGGATTTAGTTGAACAGTGCATTTGCCATCAAATAAATACTCACAAATATTCGTCAGATTTTGAATTAGTACTTGGCATTCAATGTTATCTTCCAATAAAGATAACATCGATTCGATTGTTTCCTGTTGTGGAGGCCCTCCAAATGCGATTGAATGTGAAATTGATACGATGAAAACATTTTTAATAATATCGATTATATGATACTGTTCCAGATCTTGCAATTTTTGATAAGAATCACTGATATCGTAAGCAAAATCAGGATACATTATTGATACTGAATACTCAATATTTTCCGTGCGAGTATCAGTGAACAATACATGTCTTATTTGACAAATGATTACACGGATCAAGTAATCCAAAAATATACCAGTCAGTGATGGATTAATGACTCGCAGTGAATGAATAATATCCGTACGCTGTATCAATTGTCCCAAATCCTCTATAATATAATCCGATAATGGATCATATCCGCCGAAAATCTTTTGAACTATGTATCGATAACATATTTTAGAGTTAATTTGTTTGACACGATTTGTTAAATTACCCATTAATCGTTGTTTAATATAATGGTTTTCGAATAACCATTTATCCATGTGACTTCTAACATGTGAATCAGACATACGGGAAACAGTCCTAATAATGTTCGGAATTGGAGCATTTTTAAGCTCACCGACTGTATGATATTTAGTCGATGTAATCTTTGTATTGTCGTCAATATATGAGCACATTTATAATTCAAAATTAATCATTGCCATATACTGATTCAATTTTTCTCATAACAAAAGTATGACTATACAAAGAGGATCACAAGGGATAATATTATCAAGTATTCACTTGATACATAATCGACACCTGTTTAAACATGAAGTACCAAATCACCATACTGCAATTGATGATACTATTGTGTGTGCCAAAATCCATTTCAAAATAAAATATGATTTGGACAATATTGAAAAATACTCATCGGTTTGAGCGTCAATCAGTTAAACTTGTAATTGATGCAGATACTGACAGTGATGATTTTTGATGAAATACCATGTCTATATTGTAGAAATGATGACCATTCCGCAGATGATTATGAAGCATACCAAAGAAGTTTGGACGATTGATACCGTAGTAAAAATTTGATTATTGATCATGATCAATAATCAAAATTTACAATTAACAATGTCAGAATTTGTTGTGGAAAATTGGCATAAATGTCAAAGAAATCTTAAAAATCCAAATTTAATCAAGGCGTTGGGGATTGGAATATTCAATAGTATCGAATATCCAAAGAGTGGTCTGTGTCAAGATATTCATAGTTGCCCCGCCGCATTTACAACGCGGCTAAATTATGATTACATAGAAGATTGTCTGAGACAATCTCCAGATTTAGATGAAAAATATCAATGAAATTACATCCGTTGTCACCGGATGCGATGAATTCTCATTACAGGGTACTATTGCAGTCAAAAATAAAAGTATCAATATCAATTGGTCAATTGATTCGCCCAGTGGATTATCAACAATTGGTAAAAGTGTTGGTTTTCGTAAATATATATGGTTTACTCATGCGCATCTCTCTCACAAGAATGGGTTGCACACGCATCAATAATACACAACTGTTTGTTGATGAGGGATTCACAAGTGCTGATTCATCTAATTTGGAAAAATGCAATCTTTTTTGACAAACTTGACAGAATTTTTCCCCAACGGCATTATAATTGTCTCACATCTTCAACCAATTAAAGAATGTGGTGATATAACAGTTCAAATTATGAAGAACATTGATAGAACATCACTCATTAAATTTGGTAGTGACAAGATCATACAAGAGACAACTCCTACAGATAATCAGAAAATTTACAACTAAAATTAAAATAACTACCAAAATCCCAAAAGTCCATGATACTTTCGTTGACACACCAAAAGAACACCCAGAAACACATTGTCCAACTATTATGAAAAATGGTAAAATCTGCGGAAAACCGACCAAATTCGGACAACTTTATTGTGGGAGACACATTAAGGCAGATCAATTAATATAAATTTTCAAAGTAAATTTACTTTGAACCGGAACAAAGTTTAAAATTTGTCAAATCTCTCAAATTGTCAAAGTATTTGTCATTATATTCATTTTATGATGACAAATTTTATTTTCTAAATCATATCTGAAACCTATTTGATAAAGATATTATTTGCTCCTAATAATTAATGACCACATATCATCACCAAGATATGTAACATTAGTGAAGAGATATAACGGGTATTTATCAGAATGTCCATCAGCTCTCACTTGATAATTAACTAATTCTTCAGTTGATAATTGGATAGTTTTATCAATCATCTCAGAAGGTATTTGACTTTGTCTCTGTTTATGTCCCTAATTGACCAAGGCAAATATATATATTGGTCTCCTTGTGGAGATATTAATTTAATATATTTATTTTCATCAAATATATAAATTAATTCAGGTTTTATGGCAACATGAATGGTATTTTCATACATATCTTCACGATCAAGGTCAGATTGGTGATATTTAGATAAATGTGGGTTATGAGAAAATGTTCGGTACTCTTGTTTGATATCTTCTTTTTTTAACAGCTAATATAATTCCACACTGTTTACGATAAGGATCAATTCCGAATAATTCAAACAAATTTTTCAACTGGATAATATTTCCTTCACTTGTATTCACATATTGACCACGTTTATATGCCTTGTAAATTTCACGAATCATTATCACAGAATTTGATTTTCCAATTCAAATATATCAATGACGTTAACTGGTTTATTTTAAATAAGGAATTTCTTATCCTGTGATGATGGTGCAGTTTAAGCGATTATTTCTTTTTGGCCAATATTTTCTGTGTGCTACCTTCATTTGTAACTCAGTTAAGGATAGATGCATATTATTTTATCTTTATAACTATTTAAATAACTGAAAATAACTATCTATTTTTACGACACCCTTCTTGGGAATGATTTTTTTTGTTTGATTCATTTGTTGTGGATTGACGAAATACTTCCAAAAATCTTTCTTGAACAGCGCAACAACCTTATAATTAATAGATAATTGACCCACCGCACAAGCACCCATTATTTCGCGGAAATTTTTACTATCAAATGCCTCCTTTATTAAGGGCAATATTGCTGGGTCACCCACAATCGCATAAGCAAATTGAGTTAAACCATAATCACCATTGAGATCCAAATAACTCCCAACAGATGTAATACGTCCATTACTCCATATTAATTTTGGGATGCCAAAATGCCCATGTTGAACTGATGAATAATAAAGTGTTGGTTCATGCTTTGAATTGACCGTATAAATACATGGATATGGATGGTCCTCATCTCCAACTTTTGACATCCATTTTTTATCCGTACCATACATCGACCGCTCATACAGAACTTTCGTTTTTTCTTCTCCACTTTTAGCGATTAATGAATAAACTTCCTCAAATTGACTATTAGGTATGAATTCAAGATTTTTTACATTAATGTCTTTTATTATCTTATCCTCAAATTTGATACTGGTTGATGTTTTCTCAAATTTTATATTCTGTAAAGTATACCAATCATAACGCGTTTCTGTATTAAACAATTTCAGACCATCTTTTTCATTATGAATTTCCAAATAAATCAAATTTCGTGATAATAATTCTTTTTGTATATTTTTAAATTTACCATCAATATTTCGCCACCCAGATGGATGGACTAATGATAGATAACCCAATTGATTTAAAATATTTAATGATTTTATTATAAATTTATTCCACATAGTTTCAGTTTTTCGAGGACCAACTATTTCTTGATATGGTGGATTACCTATTATTGCATCAAATCCCTTTAAACCCCAGTGGCGCTTAACATTGAATTCCAGTGTATCACCCACATATGAATTGAATGGATAATCAATCTCATCAACTCCGCTATGATATCTAACATGACATTTCATGATTTCAGTGGTGATGAACACATTTAATGGATTAATATCCGCAAAATACACACAATAATTCATAATCACATGACACCGTTCAAATGGATCTGGTGTTTCCTTCTCTAAACCCTCGTAAAATCGGTCGAAGATACCAATCACAAAATTACCTTTACCACAACAAGGTTCAAATACCTTTCTTGGATGTGTCCAAAATTCAACCGGCATATGGTCTAACATCTCATTAACTAACTTAACAGGGGTAGGTATCTCCGCATGACTCTTCTTTTCTTTTTCAGTTGGGATAAAATGACCTGCAATCAAGTCTCGTAATTGACCCGGTGATGCAGTCGCATAGATCTCACGAATGGCGTTAACAATTTCTATATTGGCGGAATCATTTAGAATCTTATCCATTATAGAAATAAAAAATAAATAATTTTCACCATTCAAATTTATGTAAGATTCAATGAGTGATTTAACCAATCCTTTGGTCTCTTTATTGCGTAAAATTTGAATAAAATCAGGTTGTTTATAACTCCGTGAAACTATTGCTAAAATAGGTAGTAATTTGGTTCTCAACAATTCATAGGTTCGGTTAATCAATTGCATGGCCTCCTTCTCTTGTTTGGGTGTCCACTCTTTTTTAGGTAATAATTTAGAACTTCCCTCAACATCACTATCGGGGTCCAATTCCAAACGATCTGTTCCTGGTTTGGGAACATCTGGCTGTTCTCCTTCTAAATCTGGATCATGAACGCGCTGACGACCAGTCTTGATCAAGAGTAATTCCTCCTTAATTAGTTCACGTAAATAATCATCACATTCCAACTTGTCTAACACTGCTTGATCAACGGTATTGACCATAGTTTTAATTTCTTTGGTGTAAAATTCTATCATTTTGAATTTACCAGCCTCAAATTCCAATGGATCAAACAGGAAGATATTGTGCACAGTTAAATATTCCAAAATTTCGAGGTTTGACATAGTCGTCTTAGTATTAATTCGGTGACGCTGAATTACATCATTGAGATAGAAATAGGTTCGCTGAATATTGAAGTCGACATTGATACCAATAGTTTTACCTGGTGCTTCAGTTAAGGGACGAGCGAACCGTTGCCGGATACTGTCCAAATTATGAGCATCATCCAATGAAATAGTCACATCACAGTCATGATAAGTAATACCGGTGGTACCCTGATCACCCAACAGTAGGATGCAGCCTCGCCGTTTGAGTCGACGGGTTTCAATCATGACCGTTTTTAGAAACTGATTGAAAGATTCACCCCC